CTGGATAAGTGTTTCTACAAGAGCTTCCACCAGTTTGTTTTTGCTGTGTAGCTCAATTACTTTTTGTTCTTGTGCAAACGTGCTTGCTGGTTTGAAATAAATGGTGGTTTCCCATTCTGGAACTTCAATACTCTGCAGTCCTTGTGCTAGGATTGTTTGCATGTGTGATTTTGCGTTATTTAATACTGACATCTTTTATCTCCTTGTGTTGTCAATGGTTTTCTTAACAAATGGCATAGGTTGTTGACTACTATGCCCTTCATCAAGTCTTTGTATGTAAGGAACATCATTTCTAATAACAATTGCAGTTCTGTTTGTATCAACTAAACTGCTCATATCCTTTACATTTCTCCAGCCCTTTTGTGCGTTGCCTGTATCAATGGGGGTCTCACGCACCAAGTTTCTGAATAATTTCTGTTGGTATTGATCTGCATCATGGCCAATCTCACGTGCTAATTGGCGCATTGCCTTGTTTGTAAAACTGGCCATGATAAATCTCCCTTATGAGGTTAGATCTGTTGCAAGTGGGCCTGTGCCTGTGAAGCTTAAACTTACAGTTTGCACATCACCAATTGCAGCACCATTCTCAATGCTGGTTACTACAGCATTGCCTTCAAATGATACGTCTGTATCTGCAGCATCTGGATAGAAGATAAGTGCAACTTCACTACCTACTAAACCTGCACGTGAATTGGCGTTGTTTGCATCACTTGTATGGTCTGTGAAGTTTGCTTCACATGAACCTTCCCAAGACAATAGTCCTGTTTTGTGTTCTTTCCATGTTGCTCCCATGTATGCACACTCAAGAACTTCTGCGTTTTGAGTTAGATTCCATGAAGTTAGCATAGCAACATTGGTGCCACCAATTGAAAGTGCACCATCTTTACCTGAATAACAATCTGACATAATTATGTTTCCTTATGTTTGGTTTATATTATAACAGTATTCAATTGTGAATACCATTCTACAACTTGCAAAAGGTGCGCTTTCACCAGTTGTCACAGTCTCAACTCTGCTGAGACGTATATCATCCACTAGGTCATCTAGTGTTCTGTCTGCCATTAGTGTATTTTCAATAGCTTCCACAGCAATGTTGCGCTGTTTATCTCTTGTTTTGCCACCAATGACTATGACTACTGCCATTTCCATTATGCCCTGACGTGTGGTTCCATTAGAACCCATCATCATTGCAATATCCTGTATTTCTTCATCTGTTGTTTCAACATATACAGCTGGAAAGGCTGTTTTGGGTAGTTCATTAGGATCAATTGGATCCCTCTCAACTTTGCCAAGTTTGACACTTCTTTGTAATTTAAGTAAGCTGGTTGCCTTGCTAACAATGTCTTCTCTTCTTGCCATTATCTATACAACCTTGACTGGCTATACTCTTTGACATCTGTATCTGGATCAATAGTTCCATCATCTTCAAAATCATATTGTATGCCCAAACCAAACTGGATATCAAATTCTTCCTCAAACCTGTTTTTATAAAATTCAAGTTGTTCTCTGAATGGATCCCCTTCTGGTCTAAAGGTGCTTAACTTTGGCAGAATATATGAAGCCATTGCTCTGTATACAGTTGACTTTGTCCATTGTGCATCAACCAGTCTAGTAGCGTCAAACTCTTTGCGTGAATAGTTTTTATTCCACCATTTGAACTGGATCATATTACTTACATCTGTCTGTGCGTCAGCAAGTTCAGTTGTCCAGTCATCAACGCCCTGATCAAACACTTCTGGGCAGTATTTTTGTAAATCTGTATTTGTGGCAAATGCCATTTTACTCTCCTAGTGTTGTAGTGAGGAACTATTGTCCCTCACCAAGTTTTTATAATTATGCTGCGTTCTGAATTAGAACACCACGTGTTGCGTCAATTACGTCTACACCAAATGCTGCTGATGCAACAATGTCAAAACCTACTGCTGCAGCTCTACGCTCAACTTCTAGGTTTACTCCACCTTGCATAGCACCACGCATTGCGTCTGCACCAAATACAGCCATTTTAGGATTCAATGTTCCTGCAATGTTGTCATTGTTTACATATGATGATACAAAGCACTGAACGCCTGCAATGTTTCCTAGGAAACCATTACGTAGTGCTTCTGTTTGGAAGTCACCACCAGCGTATGCTGTTGAACCAATTGCTGTCATTAGCTGTGCGTATGCGTCTGTTGAAACAACACCATACAGTTGACCAGTTTCACCTGCGCCTCTGATTGTTGCTACTGCTGCAAAGATCTCATCTAGGTCTAAACCACCTGATGTAATTTCTTGTGCTGTTAGGTCTGCAAAGTTACCTGTCAATGTTTTGTCTGCTGATGAAGCAATTGCGTTACCCAATACACGTCCCATTTCATCTGGTGAAATGCCACCTAGGTCACGTAGCACTGTTCTTGCTGCGTGTAAGTCTAAGCTGATTGTGTTTTTTGTGTTTGTTGGTAGTTCTGATGCAAAGTCTGCACCTGGGTCTGTTTCACCACCAGCTGCTGTAATTACTGATGCGCCTACTGTGCCCATAACTGGAACTTGTGCTGATGCACTGCCTGCTGGGACTTGGATCATTGGAACAATTGCTCCACTTAGGTATAATGATGATTCCTGTGCTGCAAATACTGTTGCTGCTTTTGTTGGAACTACCATTGCGTCCAGGTTGATACCTGAACCATATTCATTTGCGTATGCCATTTTAATGTTTCCTTATAATAGCTTGCCTGCTGCTTTCATCTTTTTATAGATTTCTCTGTCAGAGGCTTTATTCATATCAAGTTGTGACAAATCAAGCTCTGCTTGATTTACTATGTCTGTGTTGCCTTTGCTTGCACTGCCACTTGGGCCTGCAGCTTTGAAATATTGGTTACTTGCTAAAAACTCATCAACTAAATTATCAACAGTCATTGGGTCAGCATTATCTGTATACCTTGGTTGTCCATCTTTATCTGTTACAACCACTTGACCATTATTATCTAGCCTTACTGAGCCACGCAATAGTTGAGCTACATGTTCTGGGCTTAGGGCTTTGGCTTTACTACTAGCACTGATGAGTGCACCATCAATCTTAATAGTTTCAAGTTCATTACGCAAGGATGTGATTTCACTTTCACTTTTCTCACGTTGTTTCTTGAGTAAACCATCAAAGTCCTGCTTCTTGATCATTTGCTCTTCCTCAACTTGCTCTTTCAAG